CTTCCACAGGTGTACCATTAACCCAATACTCATAAACAGAGTAAGGTATAATGCTGTGAGATTTGTTCTTATGAAGTGGGATATCTTTGTACTCATACTTGCCCTTAGTTTTTGTTTTACCATTAGTGTAAATTGCTACATAGTTATTAACATCACTTATTATCATTTTCTGATAGTCTACAAACTCAAGTTCCAATTTAGTAAGTTGTTCCCACTCTTTACAAACAGAGCTATAGACTTCCTCATACTCTCTTGGAATTGAGACCTCAAAACCATCTGTATTCATCATAACAAGGTCTAAAGGAATCTTCTCTGCAAGCATCTCTAGTAACATAGTTAACAGGAGCTGGCCATTAATACAAATAGATAGAGTTACTGCTCTATCTCTTAGGAAACTATACTCATCATTTGTTAAACCATAAGTAGAATTTAACAAAATTTTAAGTATATAGTTTCTAGGATCACTCTTTGGTATACTTCTTCTTTCATTAAAGAAACCCTCATACAGTGGAAGAAAGACATCATTAGGCAGATGTGCCGGACATAAGTTATTCCTAATCATAAGATTAGGATAGAAACTTACTACATCTAAACTTTTTATAATCTTGTTCTCATCACTTTCAAAGATTTTATTTTTAGGAGCAGCATGTATACCACCCAATCCATATACTATTGGGATACCCTTGTAAGTTACTGCCTTCTCAAAGTTAGCTTTATTCTCAAGCCTTAAAGTTTGAAAGTGAGCAAGAACTTCTTGAAAGATAGGCTGTTGAAAGCTTACATATGGAAATATAATATCCTTGACTTCTACTATATCTCTTATAGTAGACATACTCTTCAAGTCATTTAAAGGTATTCTCATTGCCTTGGATAAATACTTACCAAATAGTTTCTTAGCCATATCAGGTTCTGTACTATTCATTACATTAATATTATCCCTCAGAGTTATAGCTCTGCGAATATCTATCTCATGCTTGAATCTAGTATACAGTTCCTTAGTAGCAATTACATCATTCAAATTGTAAGAAAGCACCATTTCCTCCCAATTATCACCCTCTCCTTGAGAAGGCATATCCTCAATATTCTCTAGGTCCATCATAAATTCACACCACTTCAAGCCAGTTCTCTTGGCTTTAGTAGAGAGGGATAAGCTCCTGAATAGGTCTAGTTGTGGGATTCTAAATTGCCATTCAGCCACATCAGGTCTTCTATTATCCTCTGAAGTTATAATCCTAGCATACCTCTTAATGTCTTGTGGAGTACAGTTAGGATTCCTAAACATATACTCTATTACTTGACCATCAAAGTGTACACTATTGTAACCTATAAGTCCACTAACCTCAGTCTTTAAGAAAGCAAATAGTTGCTCTCTCTCATCTTTACTCTTACTAATGACAAAGACTCTGGTTTCATCAGAGTCTCTATCTATAAAAGTTGCAGTAAAAATGTCTAAGGTTTCTAAATCATATACCCAAACCTTTTTGCTCATGCCTGTACTTTAACTCACTAGCCATTAAATTAATAGTTCTAGGATTATTATTAGACTCAGTGAGATAAGTAATAATATTTAAAATATGATCAGTATCTAAGTCTTTTAGCAATCTTTCTACAGGAGGAATTCTCTTCATATTTTTATCATAATTAGAGGTCCAAGTAAATACTTCTCTAATTTCTTCTATAAGATCAGAAATCTCACCTTCCCTTATTTCAGCATCACCAATAGTTCTGGAATATAAGTCTTCAATATCAACCCCAGACTTATTGCAAGTAGAACACCAAGCCATTTCATGGTGTTTAAAATTGTGCAGACTTGTTTGACAGGTTTTGCAGTAACCATACTTTATTTTCATTTTCTAATTTTTTAATCTTATCTCTAAGTTCTATTTGAGATTTCCAATATTTGTGGTCATCAGAATATTGATAACTTTCATCAAGAAAATTACTAAGATAATCAATCTCTTCTTGCAGAGATGCTCTCTCAACAATATACTCTATGCCTCTGGAAAGATGCAATATTAGAAAATTACTGTGAGCTTCCCAACTATTAAAGGCCATTTTAAAACTTAATTTAAAGTCTCCAATATACTTGTTATTTTTAGGAGGCATAAGTTCTTCAACTACTCTTTTAATATCATCAAGACTATAAAAAACTTTATACATATCACATTTTGTTTATTTGTACAATAGAATTTTGATTCAATGGACTAATACCCATATACTTAGCTAAAAGATGTTGTGCTTGATAAGGATCATTTAAGCATGTACCAACATACCAAATAAAATTATCCATATGTATTAAACAATAGTTTTCTTCTTTTAAGTATGCAATCTCCTCAAACTTAGGATATTGTTTACCTATTTCTAATACAAAAATATTAATCATTTACAATCAGTTGAGAGTACCTTAGTATAGATGGTATCACCTATACTATCTCTATAAATCTTAACTTGTTCTCCAATCCAATCATTATTTGGACCACAAGAATTATATGTAGCAGATGTAGTTTTAGGATATCCATCTCTTCTTGGAGAATAATGTTCAGATAGTATTTGAGTACAAGTCTGACATTCCTTCTCACAAGAAGAAAATAAGATTAAAATTCCTATTAAACTACATTTGTACATATTTTGTTCCAAAAGTACCTTTTACAGCCTTTAATATGTGTCCTCGTTGAGGGCCTGAAGTATTATAAGACACATGAACCCAATCAGGATTGCTATTGTTTCCATATTCCCAAATTAATTGATCAAAGAAAAGATTATCTCTAATATATTTAAAAACTTGTACGTTAGTAACATGAAGATGTCCATCCATATCAATATCCATAGCCTCACCACTAAGATGTTGAGAATTTCTAGCTCCTCCAATCTTTTTATTTAAAGCTGCACTTCTATAACCAGATGAGATATAGATAGGTACACCAAAATGTTCTCTAATTGGTTGGAATATCTTCTCAGCAAGTACCTTCATATTCTCAATATGCTCAGGAGTAGGTTGATTGCTAACTCCTTTTCTTTTTGCCATATCACTCCTTATCATTTCAAAGAGTGTTAAATTTTTACTTAAGTTCATATCTTATTTTTAAATCTGCATATTTAATTTCAAATTCACTTTTATTGTATCCATTTCTATCTAATGAGAAATCAATGGTACATAAAACTTTATCTTTATCTTGACAATAATACCAATAAATTATTTCCCCTTCATTAACAAACCTTTCAGTTTTATGTATAATGTAAGTTTGTAACTTATTAGTATAAATAGTAATAATACTTGCAGCACTATCAATCTCAATATTAGCATCTATTAATTCTTTCTCAGACCATGGAGTCCATCTCTCATCTCTCTTAATTGTACAGAAAGAGAAAGTCTTAGCTCTATGATACTGTTGAGAGTAAGAAATAGTACTTACAAAGAATAATAATATAAATAGTAATTTCTTCATACTTGTTTTACGATTAGCAGTCAAGATGAGATTCGAACTCATGACTATGCAACCTTATAGGATGTGATGGGCCCCTTTCACATTACGCATTACTTGACTATAAACAACCCACTAAACTCTCGGTTTTCACAAGTATAGGGTTGTTGACCTAAGAAGACTATTCTTAGGGATGAAACCGATAATGAAGAACTCTAATTTTTCCAACTTACAAGTTCTATGGCTGTCCTCTTTACAGAGTTAGGAACAGACTTAGTTTGCTGTCTTACCAACAAATACAGATAGTCAATCTGAGTGAAACCAACTTTCACTACGATACTCATATAGGAATCACCCTATTCTATCATATTGAGCATACTATCCATTGATTAGATGGAGTCGTAGTCAGGGTAAGAATTGCACTTACTTCGTCCTTCCAGATATTACTATCCTTACAATGAAGGGTGTTACTTATATACACCACCTGACTAATAAATACTCAGGGACTAATAGGAATTTACACCTATAAGTTTGAGTATTTATATAATTGCAACTTATTTTTTCCAACAGGAGTTGCCAACCTTCGGTAGTCAGGGCAGGACTCGAACCTGCAAGTTGTGTTACTGTGGTTCACTAAGATTACCCACACCTTCACACAGCATTATTGTCTTATGCGTGTCTGCTATTTCACCACCTGACTAACATTTGTCGGGAATCCCTATTTATTGTCGGGAAACCTTAAAAAATGTCGGGAATCAAGAGTTATCCTCTATTAATTCCTCAATACTTGCTATACAAGAATCTACTTCTGATTGCTCAGATCCACCTTCATCTATCTCAGATAAACAAAGATAATATAATTCCATTATATCATTTTTAAGAGAAGGATATTTTTCCTTCTTTTCTTTAATAAATTTTTCTAAATATTCTAAATTCATATGTCCCAAATATAACCAACACCTTTAATAGTTCTAATAGGAGCAATACTTATCTTACTCCTTATGTGTCTAACATGAACATCAACAGTTCTATCTTCTACACATACTCCTAACCATATTCTATTAAGTAATTCCTCTCTAGAAACTACTCTGCCTGCATGTTTTTGCAAATACTTAGCTACTAAAAATTCTTTTTTAGGAAGATGTAATTTCTTACCACTAAAAGATGCAGTATAATCATCAGATAAAAGATGTACATTAGTAGATGGAGGATTAAGATATCTCTCCATCCACTGTGCACCAGCAATAAATGCATCTGGATTCTCAGAAAATTGAGAAGCTTCAATTAGTTCTTGCCTCATAATTTCTTAATTTCTTGCTAATATGTTAAATAAAAAATGGTCTTATTGTTATTACACCAAGGCCAAAACCAAAAGCAAAAGCAGTAGCTATCATTAATCTTTCTTTAAAGGTTTTTGATTCAATATTAAAATGATTCATTGGAAGGCATAAAAATGGATTTATAAATACCATTAGAAACATTCCTATCCAATTCTTATCCATTAAAAATTTTAAGCCTGCAATTGAGTTTAATTCTAATATGTATGCTGTAAAAAATACTATTAATAATTTATATTTAAAATTTAACATATATACTTTTTTATTTGCTATAGGTATTTTTCTAATCTTACTTTTCTTTAGCACTCATACTTTTAAACCTTTTTTTAGGTTTTTTGCCATTCTTTCATATTCTAATGCAGCATCTATAATATTATCAGTTTTTTTTAAAGCCATTCTCCTTAACTTTCTTGAGGAAAAGGTTTTTGGACCATGATCTTTTGATGCAAAATTGGTTTTATAATAATGATTCATATGCTTATGTGTACTGAGTCTACATTTAATTTATCATATACTAAGAAATCTATTTTATTAGTAAATCTTTTATTCATAGTATCTTCAACCTTATAAATTCCTCTAAGATGTACAGGTTGATGTACATATATTTCAGAACCATAGGGATATATTTTAAGCAAATCTCTAGAGAGTGCTACAACTTTAATAGTTTTATTCTTAAGTTTCCTTAAGTTAATTTTATATCCGGAACCTGTGATAAGAGGAGTTTTATCACATTGTCCTTCAGTAGGATTATAGTAAGTAGCTTTAACTTTCCTAAATAAAACTTCTTTAACTACTACTGAATCCTGTATAATCTTAATTTCTTGTTTACCACTCTCATATTTATCCAATACTATATTTAGATGTAAAAAGAATAAAAGAATTGCACATACTGCAGAGAATGCATTAAGTGCAGTCCTAATAGGACTCTCTTGTTTAAGAATATATACTTTAATATAAGATTCTATACCGGTGATTGTAAAACTTAATGCTGCTAGGGAAACTAATAACTCAATTATTGTACTCATGCCATTTAATTTTTAATTGTTTATTGAGCTCATTGTAATCTTGCATAGATATCTGGAGCTCATTACAGATATCTTTGACACTTTTATCATCAGATTTTAAGAGAAAGAACATATATAATGGTGTACCCATTAATGTCTCTTTAAAACTCTTAATGTCTATATTGCTTTCATCATTGTGCTGTAATCTTTCTGGTATATCATCAACATAATCAGGATGTTTCTTCCTAATATATTTATCAATGTAGTGGTTTCTAGCTACATTATTTATCCAGGTTACTGGTGCACTTTTATTTGGATCAAAGAGATGTTGTTTAAGAGTTGCTTTAAGTAAAATATCTTCTACAAAATCATCAAGATCCTCATCTTTTAGTTTGAAGTTGTTTTTGGCAAATCTTTTTACTTCTTTTTTATGTTTGTAAAACTCAAAATTCATTTTACAAATGTATAAAAAAATAAGTTAACATATTAAATACCAAATTAATCAAAAAGTTCGGGAGTGGTATTACTCAATTTTTTTATAAAAAAAGAAAATAGGGAAGAATATCCTCCCTATTTTACAGAACTATTTATTCACAATTAACCAAAACACATGTGATTCCAACAAGAATCGAACTTGTAACCTACTGCTTAGAAGGCAGTTGCTCTATCCAATTGAGCTATGGAACCATAAGGTGTTTTTTAATGCACCTTATTATAATTTATTCTATCCCTTTCAAGAACAAATTCTAATGCTTTTTCTAGAACATCAGTTGGGATAGTAATCAAGAGGTTATGAATCTTCTCTTCATAAGAATGAGAAGCTTCCATCTCACCTCTTGCAACAAGAACTCTCTCACATTCAAGTTTCTTTTGGTTAAAGATTTGAACAGAGGCTGTCTTTTCACTAATTCTTTTTTCAATCTCAGGAAGGAGAACCTTCTTGATTTTGACACTTGGCATTGTAGGAATCAGCTCCATAGAGCCGTCCTTATGTTTCCAGAGTTGTTCTGGTGTAAAGTTAACACTATTACTTGTGTCTTTAATCTTGTTTTTCATGAGACAATCTTGAAATTTTTAATTTGAATAACTTATTAAATTTGATAAACTTGTATCTAAGACTTCCTATTTTCTCAAGAACATAAACGTTCTTGTTTTCTTTAGGAACATACTCATCAGGAAACTTAATGTACTTGTTTAAGTACTTATATCCTCTCTTCTCATCATATGAGAATCTAATGCCGTCATTGGTAAACTTATACCACACATCAATGTAGTAAAAACTTTTATCTAAAAATGCATTAGAATAACCCCATTTATTAGTCTGAACAGTGAATACAGGTTTATTCTTAATAAACCTTGCTACTCTCCATTCTTCTACTAGTTCTGGGAGTTTAACAACTGGTTCTGCAACCCACTTCTCAGCTAATTTCATAAGAATAAAATAATAGGGGAGATTTCTCTCCCCTATAATAAAACTTAAGCTACTACTAATGGATTAGCATTAACTACTGGAGTTCCTGCCATTGTAGCAGTTTCTGCAGCACCAAAGCCAAAGTCATCCATAGATGCTCTAGCTGCACCTACTAGGTGAGAACACACTAGCAATGGTGTAGTTTGACCATCTTTAAGGATAGCAGAACACAAATATGTGTTACCTGCAGACATACCTTTTTGGTAGTTTGCTTCATTAATGATGCATGTAACTGCAATCATTTGTCCTTTGAAATTCTCAAACTGAACTGTGCCTACTCTGTAGTACTTACCACTTGGAAATTGTCCAACTGGTTCTGGAGAAACATCAATCAGTTTAGCCTGAAACTGAGAAATTTTTTGCTGACGCTCAGCATCATAAGAAAATTGAAACTTTGACATAAAATTTGTTTTTTAAAAGATTAAATAAAATTAAATACTAAAAAGAATACTAAAACAATACTAATTTATAGCCTGCTCCTCATATTGTGCATTAATAGCATCAAAGTGAGGAAGCCTAAATCTGCTAACTTTATATCCTCCATAAGGAAGACTGATTTGAATTTCTTGGAGTATAAAATACTCCTCATGTGTAATCTTGTTTACACCAACTCTAAGGACAGTATATTCCTGTCCTTCAATGAGCCAAGAGGAAGTTGGTACTTCCTCTGGCCTACAACTAGCATCAATGCATACAACCTTAAACACGATAAACCAGTTTAGAAGTTAAAATCCTGTTTATATCATCTCTAGATACAAGAGCTTCATCAATAAGATTATCTAATGCATTCTCAAAAGAAATCTTATAGAAATCTTTTGCAGCCAAAACAAACTTTTTTTTGTCTTGTGTACCAAAGTCTATTACCAGTTTTTCTTTACCATTCTTGTCTATTACTTTGTAGTAATCAGAATAAAGAAGACTTCTTTTAATAATACTTTCTGTTTTTAAATCAAAGTTAAAAGCAACTTTGATTGTGTGGAATTCAAACCTATTAATTCTTGAGGTCTTAATTCCGTATACTTTTGTGCTCATGATAGTAAATTGTTTTAATTTGAGAAATAGAAAGAAATTTGAAATTAGTTGAAGGGAAATACTTGATGGTCAGTTGTTGTTTAAAGAGTGGTGATCTGTAAAACCACCACTCTTGAGCTTTCTTAGAATCCATATTACTTATTAATTAATACTACTGTAGTATAATCAACATGTTTAGGATGTGGATATGCCCACTCATGTTTGGGCATTTGATTATAGGTAATACGCAGAGTATCACCTATTTTGTACATATCCTTGTGCAGAATTTCTGCATAGTGGATAGGAGAACAACAAGTTTCTTTTACAAGAACACTTGGTGTAATAGTTTCTTTTTCTTTAGTACAACTACTAGCAATAACTGCTAATAGTGTACAAATAAATAGGATTTTTTTTCTCATTTTGCAGCAATCATTAATATTTTACAAGTGATTACAAAGAGTGCAAGAACAAATCCTATTGCACAAATTAGATCATAGAGAAAGTTTAATCTCTCATGTTGTTTAAAGAAATTTGACATTTTATTAATTGGTTTAATTGTTATACAAAAGAAAAAAGAAAATAAATGTGTAAACTTGCCAAGTTCTAAATAGCCTATAACACTAAATCGTGTTTGCTCTAGGCAAATAATAGAGGGCTTTAATCCCTTGGAGTATACACAGCATAACTCTGTTTAACTCTACATTGGAGCTGCATGATTGCTCCTAGAGATAGCGAAACGCATATCCCAACCTGTTAATTCAGGTACTGTGTCTATTAATCGGCTAACCACATTTAATTTGCCCCTCTGCACTCAGTTGTAAGGTAGGTAGTCATTTTATCCTTATCTCAACTGCCAGTCCTTGGGAAACTGGTTATGGTGCATTAACAAAAAGGAGTATAATACTCCTTAATTTAACAAAAGTTATTCTTCGTCTAATGCATAGGTTAAGTACATTACTACAAAGACAATTGTTAATAATCCTTCTGCCATCCAGATACCTGAATGGTTTAGTTCTTGAAAGTTTACATTGAATAGTAAACTTAAAATCCAATTAAATAGCACAAATAGTGCTATAATGGTAAGAGGAAGGATTGTAAATCCAAAGACAAATTTAAAGAAGACTTTCATTGGTTTGTGAAGAATAAAGATTTGGCTATAATTATTGATTGAAACAACAACTAAGGAATAGCATATACTTAGAAGTTGAGTGATATAGGATTAGTGTGATTATCAACCACTTACATTCATTAACTTGCAAAAACTTTCGGGAGTTGCACATAACTCCTCCATAAAAAAAACTACCTTTTGGTAGTTTTGAGTTGGTTGTAAGCCTCCTTCTCACACTCCATCTCTAAGAGACAAAGGTCACTTTCACAGAGATTTTTAGTGTTTTCAGCAAGCCTCTCATGATAGAGTTTTTCAGCAAGATGTTCAACCTTAAGATCAAAGGCTTTCTTACACTCCTTAACATACTCATCCCATTCTCTTTTAGACATAGACATATATTTAAGTATTTGGTTACAAAAGAAAAATGGTGGGAATCCCGAAGGACTCCCAACCATATTAACCCCAGAGGTCGGAAAGTTTTACCCAGTTACCACCATCTTTACGAGATAGTTTCTGTCTTTCCTCACCCTCAGGAGTCACATACAAAGTCACATTATGCTTATCAAGAAATCCCTGAATGGAATTCTCATCAAGCACAACATTTTTTGCAGCCTCAGCAGCACCCTTTGACAGGTACAGATTAATTGCATCATTCTTACCTTCGGCATTAGGCCTTATGAAGGTAATGAATGCATAGCCATTTAACTGAGAATAGCGTAGTTCTGGTACTACGTTAACCAGTCTGTTTTCTGCCGCCCAGGCAGAAACAGACAAGACTCTTGTCTGGTTCATATTGTGAATATTACAGCAGGAAGCCCCTGCCGGCAACGCTAAGTAATAGGGGGACTGTTGATTGGAATATCCACTCCCCCCATACAGTAAAAAAATTTTAAAAAAATTTTAAAAATGTAAAGTAAAATACTACTTTTCTGTAAAACAAAAAGGTAGTAACTTAGTTACTACCCCTGATTGCATATGCTATACAATGCCTCTTAGATTCTATTTACAGTACACCCAATACACCTTAAAGATGTATGTAATTACTTTAAGTAATTATACGAAAAATAAATGACTTTATATTTACCTTCCTTGTCCAGCATAAGGTTTTTTATATCTCTTACTTCCTTTAGACAAACTATCTTTCTTAGCATGTCTACCAAGAGATACTTTATACTTTTTCTTGAAAGTGTTCTCCGTTACTTTGTTCTTTGCCATAATTATCTAGTAGTTCTTTTATTCTTTGCATTGCTTGTTGAGATCCTGAATCTCCTTTTATTACATCTAGAAAGTCTTTATTTTTCTTAACAAAAAGATCATACTCTTTCTTCTGCAATTTTTCCATTTTTCTCCTGTATTGTCTATTCATATACTATTTCTTTACTGTCTATTTCTTTATTATCTATTTTCTCAAACACCTCACTTAAGTAGCTTAATGTATTATTAAGTAATTTTCTTTTTAGAAGAATATTTTTATCTCCTTCTTCAAACTCAAAGACAAACTTAAGAATTTCTTCCTCAGAATTCTTATTATTTTTTTTACTTGCCTTTTTCATAACTTATTTTAAGTATATTTGCAAATATAATACGAATAAATATGAAGACAATAAAATTAAAACTGTTAGTATTTGAGGATTCACTAAAAGATTCTAAAGGAAAAAGCATAACACATGATATTGCTGATATGCTTAGAGAAGCAGGAGAGGAAGTTATAGAAGGAGAAAACTTAGCTTATAAAGATATTACCTTTGCCTTTAATACACTACCTCCATTTATCCTTATTGGTAATCAAAAGTCCCCTCTAACTGAGCATACCTTTACTATTATGCAGGGACTTACTGAGGATATTATGTTTAACTTCTTAGAAACTCCTGAAGAGATTATGTCTCTTATTAATGATGCTGAGGAAAAACACCTTGCTCAAGAATTAAGTTCCTTTCAACTTAAGATACCTTTTAATGATGGAGAAACAGAGATTAATAGCAGTAAAGGGTGATACTTATCACAACTATATGAAGGTTATGGCATTAAACTTTAACCTTACTGAAACAGAAATAAAAGTTGCTGCAGAGTTACTTAGAGAATATGAGACATTTCTTACTCAAAGTACACCTGAGATTGCATGGGAGTTGTTAAACTCCCCTAAAACTAATAAGAAGATTAAAGATAAACTCTCTCTTAAGGATGCTTCTTACAACAACATTAAAGCATCTCTTAAGAAAAAAGGATTACTTACTACTTCTGGCTTTAGAAAAGGTATATATCTAGCAGATATTAAATTTATTTTTAGTGAAGACACAACAAATAATTAAGGAAGTAGCTGATAATCTTGGACTTTCGTACAAAGATGTCAATGATATTGTAAGATTTGCTTTTGGTTCTGCTGCTACAAGTATGAAGAATAATGAACCTAAGATAACTGTAAGATATATTGGTACTTTTACTAAAAAGCTCTCTAAAAAAGAGAATTATAAAAATTACTTAAGAATAAAAGATGAGAATAATAGAGATAAATAATGCTACTGTAACACTTCATGAAGCTTGCCTCTTAGTTCCAGAGTTTAAAATAGTCTATCAAAAGTATAAACAAGATAATGGTATTCAAGCTTTTAAGTACATCTACTTATTTGCTGATTATAACTCTCCTTATAGAGCTTATGATGAGGAACAAAAGATTGCAGCACTAGAGAAGGATTTAAATATTTCCTTAACACCGGAACTTAAGAGTGCAATTGAAAAATATAGAGAACTTAATTATACTTTTAACATGAGGTATCTACAAGATGCCCTTCATGCTGCCAATCAAACTAGGGCTTACTTTAGAAATGTAGATTATGCACTACTAGACTCTAGAGGCAATCCTGTTTACAAGGTTAAGGAGGTTACAGATGCACTTAAAAATACTCTGCAAGTAATTACTACCTTAGAAGGCCTTAAGGAAAAAGTAGAATCTGAGAATGTAGCACAAAATAAAGTAAGAGCAGGAGCAAAAATTAACAAATGGGAACAATAAGAAATGCTAATGGTATATGGATTAATACTGAGCCTTTTAGAGAGGCTGGTAATAAGTTTATTACTACTGGTAGATATACTGATGCTCTTCCTGGGACTTTGGAATTTGATAGGTTTTGGGATCAAGAGTTTACTAGGTGCATGGAAGGCTATGAAGTCTCAGGAGCTAAGATTACTGGTAAACATTATTTCTATTTAAACTATTGCCTCATTAATAAGGTAAATTTGACTGATGATAACAGAGGTAAAAGAAAGGTTTCCAAAGGATTTTTACTTCCTGACTTTTGGGATGGGGACTTTGAGTATTTTTGGTTTCTAGAAATTGCAGAAAATGGTATAGACCCCTCCTTAATTCCAACTCTACATCTAAACAATAAAGTCCTTTGGACAGAAGGAGGTAAAAGTATGATAGTAGGTAAAGCAAGAAGAAGAGGATTCTCTTATAAGAATGCTGCTACTATTGCTTGGGAATATACTTTTATTAAGAAAAGTCTTACCCTAGTTGCTGCTTATGATAAGAAGTATCTATTCTCAGAAATTGGTATCTTTACTAAGGTTATGGATATGCTTAACCACCTCAACACCAATTGCCCAGCTTTTAAAAGAAGCAGGCTAGTTAATAAGATAGCTGATGGTAGAATTAAGAGTGGTTATATTGAATATACTGATGATGGTACAGAACTTTCTAAAGGACACCAAAGTGCTATTACTTGTGTATCCTTTATGAATAACCCTGATGCTGCAAGGGGTGCTGATGCAAGCAAGATTATTGTAGAAGAAGCAGGTACCTTCATTAATTGGAATGAGAGTTATTATGCTATGGAACCTTCTATTAAAGCTGGTGATTACTATACTGGGATGATGATTGTTTTTGGTACTGGTGGTGATATGGAAGCAGGTACTATTGACTTTGCAGAAATGTATTATAACCCAGACAATTATAATATGATGCCCTTTGAGAATGTATGGGATGAGGATGCTTTAAAAGAAAAATCTGCAGGATTCTTCTTTCCTATGTTTCAAAACTATGAAGGAGCTTATGATAAAGAAGGTAATTCTGATATACCTAAAGCTAAGGAACTTCTTACTAAACTCAGAGAAAATAAAAAAGCTAAAGCAAAATCTCCTGATGAGTATCTTAGACATACTACTGAGTATGCTTGGTCACCGGCAGAAGCCTTTCAAATAATCTCTAATAATGTATTTCCTACAGAAGACCTGCGTAGACAACTTGGACTTTGTATGACTAAAGATGAGTATAAAGGTATTTGTGGTAAAATGGCTTATGATGAAAGAGGTAATCCAGAGTTTGTACCAGATTTGTCTCTTAAACCTTTAGAATATAGAGATAAAAGTTTAAATAAAAGTGGCTGTATACAAATTTGGGAAAAACCAACTCCAGGTACATCGTATAACTTATATACTGGAGGACTAGATCCATATGCTACCGATGAAGCTAATTATAGTGAGTCTCTTGGCTCATTGTTTATCTTTAAAAGATATGCTATTGGGGAAGAAACCCATGATCTTCCAGTTGCAGAATATACAGGTAGGCCACAAAACTTCAAAGAGTTCTATGACCAATGTATCCTCCTGATTGAGTACTATAATGCAAGTTGTCTATATGAAAATAACATCAACAATTTCAAAACTCACTGTGAGAACAAACATAAGTTACATTTATTATCTAGAACCCCAAGCATTGTCAAGGCTGCATCTAACCAACACTCAAACACCTATGGTATCAGAGTTGTTGGCAATTCATATTCCTCTGTTAAAAATGAACTCATTACCTATGTAAATAACTGGTTAAGAGAGGAGTATGAAGATGGTAAAACTAATGTATATAAGATAAAAAGTGTAGGTCTCTTACAAGAACTTATTACTTATAATAGTAGAGGTAACTTTGATAGATTTATATCTTTCTCCTTATCTCTTATTAGAAGTATAGAATTAACTAGAATACAACCTGCTTTCAAAGACTCGTATAAGAAGAATGGCAGAGATTTCTTTTCTTCCAAATTATTTAGTAACTAATGATTCCACCACTTCCAGAACAACGAGTCCCTCAAAAAACTAAGGAAACCTTAGATTGGCAGAAGAAATGCATTATTGCACTAGTAGGTAGAGCATACTCTAACCTATCTGGATCTCGCACTTCTAGAGAGGCTAAGCAAATTAATTATGATCTCTTTAATTCTATTGTCAACATTGAAGATTTCTCTTATGTTACTAAGCCTTATGGTGTTGATATTCATGATAGTATTGGCAATCTTCCTGCTAATTTTCAGGACTATAATATTGTGCGCTCTTCAGTTTTACAACTGGTTGGTGAAGAACTTAAGAGACCATTTGGTTATAAAGTAGTATCTACTGCAGGAGAAGGTTTTAATCAATATCTTCAAGATAAAAAAGAAGCTTTAGAAAATTCTTATCTTGCACTTCTTAAGAATGCACTTGGAGAAAAAACTGAAGCAGAAACACCTGAGGAAGTAGAAAAATACTTTACTAACTCTTATACTAATAATGTAGAAATTACTGCTAATAAACTCTTACAACATTTAGAAAAAGCTCTTAAACTTAAAAATCATTTTATTAGAGGTTTTCAAAATGCACTTACTTGTGCAGAGGAAGTATATTATGCCGGTATCTTTAACAATGAACCTGTGTTAATTCCTTGGAACCCAATACATTTTGAGTGTGATAAAAACCAAGACTCACTTTTTATTGAGGATTGTGATTGGGCAGTAGGAAGAATGTGGTTAGATAGAGGACAAATACTAGATTGGTTTGGAGACAGACTTACAGATAAAGATAAAGAGAACTTAAGAAGTGCAGAAATATTTAACGCAACAGCATCATATGGACAGTCCCCAGAAGTTATTACAACAACATACCCACATTACAACTACACAGGTACCAAAATTCTCATGCAACTTGTCACATGGAAAAGTGAGAAGAAAATTGGGACTGCAACTTATCTTGACCAAAATGGGCAAGAACAAAAAAAAGTTGTTGATGAAAATTTCAAAATTCCTGCAGAACTTAAAGGGGAAATTAAAGTTGAGTGGAACTGGATACCAAGGACATGGATTGGAGTGCAAGTTGGGCCAACAATCTTCTTTGCTTACGAGAGTCCCTATCAATTCAACACAGTGGATAACCCATACAAGTGTAAACTTCCATTCATTGGTAGAATATTCAACAACATCAACAGTAAACCGACCTCACTTGTTGATCTCATTAAGCCCTATCAGTACCTCTACAACATTATCTGGTACAGACTAGAGTTAGAATTTGCTAAAGCAAAAGGTAAGAAGTTTGTAATGGATATTGCTCAAATCCCTAAATCTAAAGGATGGACAGTAGAGCAATGGATGTATTACTTTGATACTCTGGGTATTGCATTTGTAAACTCAGCAGAAGAAGGTAGAGAAGGAGATCCATCTTCTGTATCTAAGTTTAACCAGTTTACTGGGATAGATATGACTCTTAGTAACTCTATTCAGGGTTACTTCTCAATGCTTTCTAAAATTGAGGAAGCAGTAGAAAATATTACTGGTATATCTAGACAAAGAAAAGGACAAATTAATTCCTCTGAAACTGTAGGGGGTGTAGAAAGATCTGTAGTACAGAGTAATGCACTAACTGAGATATATTTTCATGAGCACTCAATGGTTAAGGAGAAAGTGCTTGAACATCTTCTTGAGATAGCTAAAATTGCATATGCTACTAGTGAGCATGGAAAATTAGTATTTGATGAATTTTCTAGAACACTCTTAAATACCAAATCTCTTATTAATACAGATTTTGGTCTTTATGTATCTGATAGTATTAAAGATAATGCAATTCTTGAAGGATTGAAGAATATTGCTAAAGAAGGAATCTCTTCTGGAACTCTACAATTTTCTAATCTTATTACTCTTCTTAAAACTAACTCAATTTCTGAAGTTGAGAATGATATTAGAGAAGCTGAGAAAAAGAAACAAAAAATTCAAGAACAACAATCTGCTACTCAACAGCAACAGATTGAAAGTAATGAAAGGATTGCTAGAGAAAGAATGGATAGAGAAGAAACTCAGAAACAACTTGATAGAGAAGCAAGACTTAGAGAAGCTGAGATTAGAGCTCTTGGAAATATTGGTATGAGTAATCCTGATATGAATCAGAATGCTATCCCTGATGTAATGGAAGCTACTAAACTCTCACTTCAGCAATCTAAAGAACAATTTAATCAAGTTGAGAAGAAGCAAAAAATAGAACTTGAGAAATCTAAGATGCAATTTCAACAAGAAATGCAATCTAGAGAAAATGCTCAACAAAATAAAATGCATGCTGATAATATGAGGCTTGAACAACAAAAACTAGCTCTTAAAAAACAAGAACTTGATGTTAAAAAGAAAGCTCTTAAGTATAAACCTAAAAGCAAATAGCGTATAAAAAATTAAATAAAAATATTATGGCAAAATTGTTTAAAAGCAAAGAAGAGAATGTAGAAACTTCATTTGTACCACAAGTTAAAGAAGAAAAAGAAGTTATTCCTGCTCCTGTAGTAGAAGTAGTTAAAGAAAAAGAAGAAGTTGTAGCTCCTTTTAAACCTTCTGTTAATAAAGAAGATATTGTAGCTAAACTTGGAGAACTTGCAGGTATTTTTAGAAATATGTATGGAGAACAATTAAATCCTGTATTTGCAGAGATTCATAAATCCCTCTCTAATGCACAATATAAAATTATGCAAAACCTTTAATTAAAAAATTAAAATGAAAAAAAGCAAGTTTATTAAATATGATGATGGCAGTAATTCTTTGCTAAATACTGCTGGTCCAAGAATGACTAATACTCAAGGTGAAAACTTTGGATATACAGTTAATCCTGCTTCTAAAACCTCTTCTAAGAAAGCTCCTATGGGAGATTCTAAAGTTAGAGCCTTTCAACAGAAACTCAAGAATATGGGTTATGATATTAAAGTTGATGGTATGTGGGGTAAAGAAACTCAAAAAATTTATGAGGGGTATAGCAAAGACAAAGCTGCAGATGCATCTAGAAGAGGTACTGTAAATACTGGACAAGGTCCTACAATACAGAATCAAAGAAATTTAGTACCTGCAATGTCAGGTAAAGTTCTTCCTGAAGTTACAGTTAGTGCTCCTGCTAAAAAATCTTATAATCAATTTGATAGTCCTGTATTAAGAGGAGCTTCTGCTGATACTCAAGCTAGAATAAAGCAAGAACAAGCTGCTGCTAATGCTAGAGCAAAAGCTAGACAAGTTGAGGTTGCTAAAAACTCACAATCTCTTCCTTCTGCTACTTCTGCTAATAGATTTACATTTAATGCTTCTGATAAAGGACAAGGTCAAGATATGACTACTGCTCAAAATGAAGCTCTTAAGAAAAATAAACTTGTTGGAACAGGAGAAGGTATTTCTGCTAATGGTAGAGTACAAACATTTGGTCTTGGTACAATGGCTGCTAAACTTTTTGGAGGTAATACTAGTAGTGCTGTACCTAAAATGCCAAGTAAACTTCCAAATAAAATGGGATCTCCAATGGTAAAAAAAGGACCTTCTACTCCATTTAATCCAATGGCTGTTATTAATAAAAAAATGCCATCACCTCTTAATATATCATCTCCTTCAAAGCTTCAATTTGCAGATGGTACTAAAAAAGTTTCTGGATATAGTAAACTAGATGCTAAACTTGGAGGTATTCTTCCAGGAGGTGTAACTAGAGCTGAGGCTAAAGCTATGAAAGCTTCTAAAAATGCTACTCCTGAAGGTAGCGTAGGTCCAATGGCAGGAGGTTATAAACAAGCTCCTAAACCTACTGAAGGTGTAGGACCTCTTGCTGGAGGATATTCTAAACCTGCTCCAGATTTGAGTAAACCTGTAGGTCCTATGACAGATGTTAGAAGATATACTAATGCTGATAATATGCCTGCTAGTTCTCCTGCTAAAAAATCTCTTAAGCAACAGTATGATGAGAATAAAGGAGGTTATGCTAGAGCTCTTAAAGGTGGTAAAAAAGATGCACAAGGTAATCTTGTAGATCCTAATACCGGTCTTGCTTATAAACAACTTCCTACTAAAACTGGAGGAACTGGTGGTAAAGCAACTACTGCTACTAAAGAAAATTCATTATTTAAAAATGGTGTAGCTGTTAAGAATTTTAAAGATCCTAAAACAGGTCGCACTTTTTATACTAATGGTAGAGTATTTGATGAAAAAACTGGCAGAATGGCTAAATATTCTCATGATGCTAAAAATAAAAAAGTAAATCTTCAATGGGATAAAGCTAAACCTAAAAAAGGTGATGATACCTACATGGATGAAATAATTGACTTTGGTTCAAGAGCTGCAGGTTCTATTGGAGGTGGTGCACTTGCTGGAGGTTCTACATTTGGTGTAGGTACTGCTGCTGGGGCTATTGCTGGAGATATGGCAGGTAAAAAGTTTGGTAACTGGTTAAATAAAAAATTGGGATATAGAGAAGAAAATGATACTTCTCAAGAAGGATACTCTATTGGTGAAGGAGCAATGGCAGGACTTGGTGGTCCTATTGCAGGTAGAGTTCTTAAAGCTGCTGCACCACTTGCTAGTAAAGCTGGAGGAGCATTAATTAAGTTTGCTGGTAAAGAAGGTCAAAAAATTGCACAAGCCCCATTAGGTAAAGCAATATCTTCTATTGCTAAATCTAAAGCTGGACAAGCTGTAGGTAATGTTGCTAGTAAGGCTAAAAATGCTGTAACTGGAGGAAGTAAAGCTGCTGCTCAAACTGCTTCTCAAGCTGCATCACAAGGTGCTAAGCAATCTGCTAAATTAGTTAATGCTCCAGGTTCTATTAGTAAAGTAACTCCAACTGCACAATCTTCTTTATCTGTTGGTAATCTAGGTAAAGTTCCAACTAAAGCAGTTAGAGGACAAGGAGGTAGATTTGCAAAAAATCCTGCAAATACTCCTGTTAATACTACTCCTAGAAGTGCTAAAATGGTACCTGAAAGACCAAATAGATTTAATCCAGATAATGCTGTTATAAGACCAAATGGACCAACAGCTTTAGATAAAATAGGTAGAGCTCCAGGTACTTCTAAAGCTTCTGAAGCTGCAGCAAGTTCTTCTGCAAAAGCTGTACAAAATACTGCTAAAAGTTCAGTTAGTAAAACAAAAGCTGTAGCAAGACTTGCTAGACAAAAAGGTAAAAAAGCTATTAACTATGCACAAAACAATAAGAAAAAAGTTGCTCTTGGTGCAACAGGTATTGGTGGTTTAGTTGGTGGTGGATATGCTCTTTCTCAAATGAGAACTAGTAGTGAATAAAAAAATCTAATAAATAATATTAGAGAACATAATAACTTTCGTATAAAAATTAAAATTAGATAACAACATGTTTGGTGACTTTGTAGAAAATGAAGAATTAGAAAATCAAAAACCTATATCTGAAGAGACAGATGTAGAGGAGGAAGATTCTCAAGAAGAAGGTTTTTATCAAGAATATGATGAAGACCTTATTGAGGATAGCGGAGAAGAGATTTATGATGATGAAGATAAAACCCCCTACCAGATTCTTATGGAGGATCTGGTAGAAAAGGGGGTCTTGTATGCAGATGAGAATAAGGAGTATGACATTAATGAAGATGGCATTGAAGAACTCCTTGAAGATACTGTAGATGCAAGAATTGGTTCTCTTTTTGAAGAGAATGAAGAACTTGCAATGCTCTATGATGTAGTACAAAATGGAGGTTCAATCCAAGATGTAATGGAAATCTATGGAGATGTAAACTACAGTGAGTTAGATATGTCTGATCCAGATACTCAAGAACAAGTAGTAATTGATTACTATACTTCTAAAGGTCTCTCAGAAGACAAAATTGCTCGCCTTATTGATAGTTCAAAAGATGATGGAAGTTTTATTAGTGAGGTTGAAGAAGCATATTCTAACCTTGTCTATTCTCAAAAAATGCAAGTTCAAGAATATCTTGAGTCTTTAGAAAACCAAAGAATTGAAGAACAAGAATATGCTATGGAACAAATGGCAATTCTTAGAAATACTATTGATAGTATTGAGGAGATTCAAGGTTTTCAATTGGACAGAAGAACTAAAGAGGATTTCTATAACTATATGACACAGCCAACTAGAAGTGGTATGACTAGGTTACAAGAAGATGCTCAAGATTATGAAAAACAATTGGTAATGGCTTTTATGTATTATACAAACTTCAATGCTGAAGATATGCAAAATAGAGCTACTACTAATGTTGCTGATAAACTCTCTAGAGCTTTGAAGAGTCAGAAGGATGCTAATATTCGTTCAGGTTCTTCAGGAAGTAAGAGAAACTTAAATATTGATGACTTTGATGACATCATTATTTAAGAAAAAAAAAATAAAATTGTAAAAACTTTAAAAACAAATAAAATAAAATGGATGTTAATGTAAATTCCAGTAGTCTCCCTAGACTCATTGATGCTAGGGCGGTCTCAGGTGCACTTACTGACAGCAATAAGCTTGATCAGTTGCTCCTTCGTAAACCTTTCCAATTTGGACAGGTAGTGTCTTACCTTCTTGGTAAACAATATGGTCACTCTCTACAGTGTCTTACTGAGGCTCTTGGTAGAATTGAGGAAAAGGAAATTGATAGCAATATCTATCAGTGGGATGTAGCTTACATGAATGATAGAACTATCAAAATTACTGGTACTACTTCTTCTACACTTTCTAATTTGGGTCTTAATTGTACTCCTGTACAATTGACTTTGGAAGAAAAATGGTTTTCTAGCATTGATAAAGTAAGAACTGATAGTGGTGCTCTTGTAAACATCATTGCTGATCCTATTCAGACTGGTAATGGTTGGCTTTATACTTTCCAATTCTCTGACCCTGCTCAATATTTTGATTCTAATGATGTTGTTGTAGGTGCTAAATTGAGCAGAGCTTATTCTCCAGTATCTGAAATGTCAGATAGAGGTGGATGGGTAGATTTCTTCTCTCCTGCTAAGTTTGAGAACTACTTTACTACTCACAGAATTGAACATGCTATTTCTGCTGAAGCTATGAAGCAAAAGATTGCTATTGAGCTGACCAAGTCTGATGGATCTAAGACTTTTTCTTGGATTGAAAAAGCTAAGTGGGAAGCTATGGCTCAACTTCTTAAGCGTGAAGAGATTGCTCTTATGTATGGAACTATGTCTAAGGGTAATGTTCTTGGACCTAATGGTAGACCTATCATTGAAGGTGCTGGTCTTCGTCAGCAGATTTCTAACAGAAATAAGCAGACTTACAACAGACTTTCCTATGATATGCTTCAGGATTACTTGATGAACCTATCTTGGATTGCTAATGGTCAATCTGGTGGTGACTTCAAGTTTGTAATGATGACTGGTAGACAAGGTATGATTGAGTTTGATAGAGCTATCCAAGAAAAAGTAAAAAATCTCTCTATCAAAGTTTACGAAGGTGGTCAGTTTGTATCAGGTACTGGTATGAATATGAGCTTTGGTTCTCAGTTCAAAACTTGTATGTTCCCTAATGGTCTTGAGGTAACTGTAGTACATTGTCCTCTGTATGATGATGTCGTACTTAACAGACAACTTGACCCTGCTACTGGATATCCTTTGGAATCCTCTCGTTTTACTATCTTCAATATTGGTAACAATGCTAATGGTGCTAACCTTGTTAAAGTAACCCTTAAAGGTGCTCAGATGGGTTCAATCCAGATTGAAGGTATGACTGACATCAATGGTAACTACAAGCAAGGATTTGCTCCTTCTAGCTCTGCCCTTGATGGTGCTCAAATTCACATGATTAGAAGGTCTGGTATCCTGTTGAAAGATCCTCTTTCTGCCGGTGAACTGATTCCTGCTAAGATTGGTAAGTTTGTCTAATTTTTCTCATGTTGTTGTAGGATAGGAGCAGGAATTTTTCCTGTTTCCTATCCTATTTCAACATATATTTGCAACAACAAGAAATAAAATTAAAATTATGAAGTATAAATTAAGAAGTATCCCAAAATCATCTTGGGGATTTACAAAAGGCGGTAAAAAGTTTACCCAATTTGATAAGACTAAATATAGGATTGTGGCATATAAAGATATGTCTAATAACTTTATTACTGGTCTTACTAAAGAAGATGAAAAATATTTTGAGGAGAAACTAGGTAAGCCTATGGGTTACTTTTCTCCTAGAAGCAACTTTTGGTATGATAGTCCTATTGAGTGCTTTGGAGAAATGCACAATGGTTTCTGGGTAGATTATGAAGTAAACTTAGATACAGAAGGTAAAGATACTGGTACAACTATTGAGACAGGAGAAGCTGATATTGATGAGGTATGGAATAACTTAAAAGTTAAGTTTATGATTGCTAATCCTTCTATTGCTTATAATAATCCTAACCCTTCATCCTCAGCACTATTAGAACTTACTTCTCTTGCAGAAGCTTCTAAGCAAAAGGTTGAGAATAGAAGACATAAAGCTGAGGCTTATGCTAAGTATCTTACCCTTACTCCTGAAGATAAGAGAAAGTATTTTACAGTTATTACTGGTAAGAGTACCTCTAATCTTCTAGATGCTGCTATTGATGAGAGACTTACAGATTATATTGAGGGTTCTCCTAAACAGGCAGATACTTTTGTAGCTTTGATTAGTGATCCTACTGTAGATGAGAAGTATAAGTATAATCAACTTTTTCTCTCAGGAGCAATCATTAAAGATAATAATGGATACAAGTTTAATGGAATCCAACTAGGATTTACATTTGATGAGATTTACAAGTTCTTAAAAGATAAGAAAAATCAAGAACTTAAAGATCTTGTTGAGAAAGCCTATGATAAGATTCTTACCGTATAAACTATACTATGGATATTAAAGGTTGGCATAGAGCATTCAAAGTACAATTAGACACTCTAGATACTGAGAGTGCTCTACGTCTTCAACCTGAGGTAGTTGATGTATTCTTTAATAAAGCCATCAACAAGATTGTACAAGATGCCTATGAGGGATTTGAGGCTACACAGAAACTTTCTGATGTACTTTCTTCTCAAACTAAACTTGTTAAGTATCCAAATAGTACAGCTCCATTAACAGTAAATACCTTTGATAATAATCTTTATGGTTTTAATTTACCTAATGATTATTACTTCCACTTACAATCTAATGCTACTATTGAGATAGGTGGACAAAGAGGAAATGTAAGAACTGTAAGACATACTCTTGATACAGAGAGTAAGGTGATAAGTAATCCATTTGAGAGAAGTGATGATACTGAGATTGCAATTTTCTTTAAGTTGTCTCAAATTCAATTCTACTTACCTAAGGATTCAAACTTAATAGAATTTGATATGGTTTACTTAAAGAAACCAATTGAAGTCTCGTATAAACAAAATATAGACTCAGATTTACATCCTGCTCTACATGAGCAAGTAATAAATTTGGCTGTAATATATGCACTTGAAACATATGGTTCTGAAAGAACTCCTGTTAAAGTGCAAATTAAAGATGTAAATTAAATAAATTTTATAACTAAAAAACAAATTAAAAAAAATGGAACTTTTGAAAGTTTTCGTAGGTGATAGTGCAATTAGTGCTGCAGCTCTTAAAAAAAATGGAATGGTAAAAGGAGATCTTCTTCTTCTTGATGCCGACACTCATGAAGTAGCTACTTCTACTAGTCAAGCAGTAGTTATTGCTGCTTGTAATGATAAAGGAGTTTATGTATCTACTCCTATTACTAAAGCTGGTATTAAATATATTAAATATCAATCACCTCAAACAGCAAATCAAGCAATTGTTACTGTTAGTATAGATGCAACTAAAATTGATGCTGGAGCAACTTATTCTCTTGGTATTCAAATCAAAGAAGATTTGAGGATGGGTACTTACAACAAGAATACAGAAGTTATTGCTTCTCATGTTTGCCCATCTGTTGCAGCAGATAGTGTTTGGGCAGTAGCTTCTAGTCTTGCTAAAGGGTTTAGTGCTAACCCTCTTACTTCTGCAGGTTCTCCTTATCAACTTGTTAGTGTTGCAAGAACAGTTACAGGAACAGCTATGACTGCTCTTGCTGCTAATGCTACTGTAACCCAAGGAGCAAGAGAAGTAGCTTGTACTGCACATGGTTTTACTGGAGGAGAGTTGGTAAATCTTGGAGGAAATCTTTACAGTGTTGAAGGTAAACGTACAGATAATATTTTTACTCTTGATACTGGTTATCAAGGTGCTTCAGCTACTCTTACTGCTGGTACTACTGCAGGCTCAACTGCTGCTGGTTCAATGAGTACAACTCAAGCTGCAGGTGTTAAATTTGTATTTACAGGAATTGCTCAATCTCAGAAAAACAGATATGATCAATTTAGAATGGTAGATTTTGTAGTAATTACTCCTAAAGGTAATGATGAAGCAATTTTTACTTCTGTTAAAACAGCTAATACCCCAAGATATCCAATGGGATCATATTCTCAAATTAGAGATCTTGAAGAAAAAGCTTATACTAATCACATGCCTTTGATTAACTATAGAGAATTTCCTTTTGAAACATTCCCTATTAATGCAGATCCATCTTTTACATATGCTACTTTTACAATTGCATACACCTCAGGTTGGGGATATAATATGATGCAATCTAATTCATCTGAGTTTTTGCAAACTGTAGTAGTTGCTGCTCCTGAAGCAATAAATGGTCAATTTGATTCAACTCTTGGTACAGCTAATGCTAGTAACTTTGCTACAACTTGGAATGTTTGGAATTCTGCAGAATATACTTTTGCTAATCTTAGCTAAAATATAACGGAGACTCACGGTTAGGGGGAAGAGAAATCTTCCCTCTTTCTTTTTATATACTTTCGTATAAAAACATATGTTACTATCTAAGATAATATATACCATTCAAGAGCTTAGGAGTAAGTTCTCTCAATCAGATGATAACCCACTTTCTGATAGACAAGTACTCTTTATCTTGAATTATTATAGATCTTTTCTTATTAGACAGGATATGGAAAAAGGAAGACCTTTATCTCCATTCCTTATGCAAGAATTAACTTTAGATCTTGAGAAAGTAGATAAAGGTATTGGGTTTAATACTAATGATAAAATTCTTAGAACTACTATTGAGATTCCTAAACCTATTGAAGGACATATGCATGATTACTTAACTTATGTAGGTAGAGCAGACTTTGAAGATAGATGGACACAACTTGATTTACAGTCCCTAAAGTCAGTAGCTTATACTAGACATGCAGGTAGATTTCCTAGATGGTTTGCTAGAGAAAGTAAGATATATGTAAAGTTTCCTCCTACTTGCACAGTAAGTAAAGTACTAGTTAGAGGAGTATTTGAAGAGCCAGAAATTGCTGCAAAACTTGCAGGTAAGATAGCTCCTTTTACAGGACAAGAGTGGGATTATCCAATCTCTAATAATATGCTATCTACTATTATAAAGATGCTTGAGGATTCGGAATTTAGGTTTACTTTTGCTATACCTAAGGACCATGAAAATGATGGAAGTCAACAATAAGGGAAATTTCCTTATTGCTTATCCCCACTTAAAAGATTTACCCTATGAGAAAATTCTAAAAGAATTTCAAAGGGTACTCTATGCACATCTGTTTAAAGGTAAAACTATAGAAACTCCTATAGGTAACTTTGAGGTAGTACGCTTTAAACCTATGAGAGAATTTAAGAAAAAACCTATAGACTTTAAAGCAACTAAGGAAGAAGGGTTTACTATTAGACACTTAAATGAGCATACTAATGGTTATGCTTGTATGGTAAACTATACTCCTAAAGGTATTTTTAGTAAGTATAAGTTTAAGACAGTCAGGATATTAGCTAGGTCTCTAGCAGCTTATATACTTCAAAATAAAGACTCGTATAAGTTATATTATGAAGTTAGCAAATATAAACACAGTAATATACAGGCTAGAACAACTGGTAGTGGAGCCACTCCCAATAGCTGATTGTTATGAATGGATAGCTGCTGCATTACAGCATATTGGTGGTGATTACCCACAAGTTCTAAAAGAGAAGACTCTTACTATTGAGAACTATAGAGCAGAGATTCCCTGTGATATGGTTAACTTCCTAAGATGGTTAAAAGTAGAAACTCCTGATGGGCAACAAGAAACTTTTGTAGAAGAAACTCGTCTTCCTAATTATCTTGAGACCTCATACATCTATGCTAATAGGAGAGTAAACTTTTATGATTCTACACAGCAGTATAATCCTTTTAATAACTCTATCAGACACTCAGTTAATAACTGGTTGACTCCTGAGGATGATTTGACTTGGAACTCAGTTCTTGATTATAGAATTGAGAATAATTGTTTTCTCTTTAATCTTGAGAAAGGAACTATTACTATGCAATACTGGGCAGTTCCTACAGATGAGAATGAGTTACCAATGATTCCAGATTTAGAAGCTTTTATTGAAGCTTTAATGTGGTATTGCTGTAAGCAACTTTCTTATCAAGGATACAAGTTTAAGAATCCTGAGTTTAAAATGATGTTTTTTGAGCAGAAGTGGAATAAGTATTGTCTGCAAGCTAGAACAGAAGGTAGAATGCCAGACATCCATATGCTGCAAAGACTTTCTAATGAGAATATGCGTCTACTGCCTATTACTAACCATTACTATACCTCATTTAGGTACTTGGGAATTATGCAACAACAGAATAGACACGGAAGATTTAGATAAAATATGGAAGGAGTAAATAGTTTTGAAAAAGGACTTCACAGAAGTAATAGTCCTGTTGAACAACCAGAAGGATCTTATGTAGATGCTTATAACTGGATTAGAAATGATAGTGGTAGACTTGTTAACGAAGACTTAGAAAAAATTGTTCATACATTTTCTGAAGAGACTGTACTTCTTGGACATTGCCCAATAAAAAATGAGTTTATATGTTTTCTTAAATCATACAATACTGTTGATGGAATTTGGAATTCTATTATAGGGACCTTCTCAGAAGGTGTATATACAGAAATATTTAATGATAAAAACCATTCTTATAAATTAAATTTTACAAACTCTATTGATAGTGTTGCTAGAGTAGTATCTTCTGGAAGTAGAGTAACTTATTTTGTTGAAAGAGATAATCCAATAAGAAGATTTGATTTAGATTTTTATCTTGGAAATCCTCAAAATTATAATTCTTTTGAAGATTTTAATTTACAACTAACTGTAAAATATCCTAAAGTTGATGTATCTGTAGTAGGACCTACATCTACTTCTACAGGTGGAACACTTTCATCTACAGTATACTCATTTGTTGTAAGATATATAGATTTAAGTAATAATAAAACTTCTTGGAATATTCCCTCAAGATTAGTGTCTGTTGTACCTGCAGATTCCTCAGCTCTTTTGCAAGAAGCTGATGGAGGAGCTGCTCCTGGAACTACAACTGATAAAAAAATAGTTATTAATATAAGTGATGTTGATTTAAATTATCCTTTATTTGAGATAGGTGTACTTAAATATGAAGGACTTACAAATGTTCTTGTAAGTAAAAGTCTTGGAACATTCTCAAATAATTCTTCTCAAACTATAACTTTTGCTAGTGATGATGATTTAAAAGAATCAATTGATTTAAGTAATATAACTGATGTTCCAGTTTATTACACTAGTGCTCAATCTATTGAACAAAAAGATAATATACTTCTTATCTCAAATTTAACTACAAAAAGTTATGATACTGATTTTCAAGATATTGCTAATAATATTGTAGTTACTTATTATATTGATAATACACTCTCATTTGATGATAAAAGATCTGTAAACTGTAGAGGAGTTGATGTAGCTAATAATACTTTACCTAATAGTAGTAATCCTCCTACAATTACTGGAAATTTAATAGGTTTTGGAACTACTGATGAATTTGGAGTTATTGACCAATGGTATGGAATAGATGGTTCTACATTTCCTATTACTGATGTATATCAGAATAATACTAACTTATATAAAGACTCTACTACAAAAAAAGGATTTCAACCAGGAGAAATATACTCATTCTCAATTACTCCTATTTATAAAGACGGTAGTGTAGGATTTGCTTATCATATTCCTTGTAACCATACTGGCAATTTTGGAGTAGTACATACTACAGTTAATAATATTCCAAGATATAAAACAAAAGCTTATGTAAGTCAAGTAGATTATCCAATAAACTCAGGATATCCTCCTAATACTGGAATTAGACATCATGAGTTACCATATGATTTTGATCCTGTAACTTATGTCAATGGTGTACCTAAAGTAAATATTTTAAGAGTATCTTTTCATAATATTAGTATTCCTGATGTTGTTAAAAGTAAAATACAAGGATATATTATTGGTTACCAAGAAAGAAATAAAGACTCCAATAAAAGAGTAATTGATGAAGGAATTGCTATTCCATATCTTTATTGGTCACAAAATCAACAGTTTTATAATTCTTTCTTAAATGGTTGTGGACGCTGGTCTGCAATGACAGGTTCTGGAACAACTTCAGCTTGGGCATATCCATATGCAATGTATTATTCTCCAAATACTGAATTGGGTTTAGAGATTAAAGAAGGGTATTCTTTTCATGTATGGAAATATTCTCAAAACTATTATTATAATAACTTAAGTCCAGCAACAGATAAATATTTTACAAATAAATCTATCTTAAGGCATGTTAAAGATGGAGATGAGAATAGATATGATGTAGAATTTTTTGATGGAAATAAATTTAAATCTGTAAATGGAACAAAAGCTAAAATAAGTAAAACTGAAAAATCACCTAATGTTGGAATAGCAACTCAAAATGCAATAAATGGAAAATTTAATATAACAGGTTCTTCAACATTTACACATATAGAATGTACAACCTCATCTCCAATATTTGATTCTTTACATAATACTTCTCAAGTTATTATTTATCCTCAATGGACAGATAGCAGTGATAATGTTGATTTACAAAAACAAGCAGTATCTATAAAAGGAGCTATAACACCTCAAGGAAATGGTCCTGCTAGTGGTACACAAACTTCTAATACTGCTATGGTTAGAATTACTAATGAGATTGATAATCAATATGGTAATTTACAAGATGCTACTTATGCAGTTGCTGAAATTGTTCAAGATATAAATAGTACAAGTTTAGAAGTAGAAGGGGATACTTATTACTATAAACATTGGTATAATATTCGTACTATTGTTAAAACTGATAGAGCAAATAGATTTTTTCAGTTTGATTTTATTGCTGGTATATGGCATAGATCTCAAAATAATTTAGCTCTTAGGCATGGAGAAAGTGGAGATGTTCCTTACTATCCAAAAGAAAAAACTTTTTTTGGTAATGATGTAGGAGGGAGTTATTCAGTATTTGGAGCAAATTGGTGGGAAAGAAGTTTAGGATATAATAGACAATATTCTGCTGCTAATAATTTTAAAGAAAACTTTCCAAAACCTTTATTGTTTTCTGAGAACACTTCCTTTCAAAATAGAACTATATACTCTAAACAAGCATTTGAGAGTGAGTTATCTGATCAATATAGAGTATTTCCTACACTTCAATTTCATGATATTCCTAAAGATAGAGGAACTATTACTGATACATTTGTATTTAATAATAACTTCTATCATCATACAGAATATGGATTATGGCTTTCTTACTTTAATCCTAATACCACTCAGGCTACATCTCAAGGACAAGTAGTACTTGGTAATGCAGGATTATTTACTATTCCTTCCAAATTAATTCTTGATATTAAAGGAGGTTATATGGGTACTCTAGATAAGAGTGGTATTAATACTCCTTTTGGTAGAATATTTATAGATCATTCTCAAAAGAAAGTTTTCTTATTTGATGGAGCAGCTCCTGTAGAAATTTCAGATTTAGGATTATTCTCATTTTTTAGGGATAACATTTCTAAAGATAGAAAGTTTAATATAGGATATGATTGGAAAAATAAAAGAGTATTGCTATCCTTAATTAAGGAATACTCTAATGATTTAAGTACTGTTGTTAATAATGGTCCTGTTGAAGAAGTAAATGTTTTTTCTAATTCTTATACAACTCTTTCTACAGCTAAAAACTTAGGTGAGTTAATTTTTCCTATTAAAATGAAAACTTATAAAGATATATTCTTTAAAGTAACTTTAGAAGAAACTAAATATATTATATTAGATCTTAAAATTGCTAATCCTTGCACACTTAATATTTATAAAAAGATGTTTAGTGGAGATATAGAATTATTTAAGACTCAAGAACTTCCTTCTAGTACATTTACAGATACTGTATATAATCCTGGAACTAATGCTGAGTATGTAGTAAGAACTTATAATTTTTATAGATTAATAGAAGAATTAGAAAAAGGTGAGTATTATATTGAGGTTTCTTATGAAGGAACAAATACATTCTTAAGAGAAATTAATTTAATTTCTAGAGTAAAAGAATACCCCTCAGAGTTTGCAATGTCATATTATCCTAAAACTAATACATGGACTTCTTTGCATAATTTTGCACCCTCCTCATATTTAACTATTAATAGTTCTTCTTATGCATGGAAAAATAATTCTTTTTATAACTTAAGTAATGAGGATGGTATAAAGAAAAACTCTTATATAACTTTAGTTACAAACTCTGTTCCTGATGCATTTAAAAGATTTGATAGAATGGAAGTTAATACAATGTCAGGAGGGGTTGATGGAAAATATTCTCCAGGTTCTATAATGCAAGAAGAATATACATTTTTAAATGAATCTTTTACAACTATTCATTGTTGGACAGATAGACAAAATAGTACTAATTTACCATTAGCATATTCTGATAGTTATGAGGATAATTTCTTAAATGGGTATGATGTTGATAAAGTACCTGTCAATTATTATAGAAGCTCCTTTCACTTAGAACTTCCATTAGATGCAGTAGTAAATCCTTATAAAAATATATTTGATCCTGAAAATTTAGATTTAGATGCAGATTTTCGTTCACATTTAAAAGGAAAGTTTCTCTACACTAAGCTATCGTATAACAAAAATACTCCTTTAGTTCTTAATTACATTAAGACATTCTTTAAACCTTCTGTAGCATAATGAAAACTAAACAACTTAAAAAGAGATATAAATTACAAACTGGAGTTCAGCAAATAGAGTTAGATACTCCTAGTTATAATAAGTATAATAACTTTTTAACACAAAAGTCTGGAGAAGAGAATGCTATTTCAGGAGGTATTCAAGCACTTTCAGGATCTAATGCAGTTATTGGACAAGCAGGTAATATGCTTGGAAATATTGTTAAGAATAAATCAAAAGATGCTAGGAAAGGTGCTATAGCAGGAGGAGCTTTAAGTATGGCTGGACAAGGAGCTGCATTGGGTGCTACTATTGGTGGTCCTTGGGGAGCAGCAATTGGAGGAGTTGGAGGACTTATAGCTGGAGGTATTACTGCTAAGAAAAATTATGAAGAAGGAGAAAGATTAAAGAAAATAGATGAGCAAGAAACTGCTGCTATTAATGAAGCTAAAAAATTTCATAGAGGCACATCTACTGATGTACAGTCTTCTTTGATTAATGATAAAAATATTAGTTATGCTAAGAAAGGTAAATATAAAGTAAAGACTAAACAACCACGTTTAATTGAGACTGAAGGTAGAGAACCTATCTTTTCTCCTAAAAAAGCCGATGGTACTAGAGATCTTCTTTATTATAACCCTAATGATCCTACTCATGCAGAAGGTGGAGTAAAGGCTATGGTTATGCCTAAGAATAAGTATAATGATGGTACTAGTAATTTAATGCCTAGAAGAAGTAAATACTCATTATTAGGTTCTGGTAAGATGGAAGTAGGAGCTAAGCAACTTAAAGTTAATACTCTTAATGATGCTGCATTTTCTAGTAACCTTACTGATACTCCTTCTGCTAATGCTGCTAATAAATTTGCACAACCTTTAGCAGGTATTAATCAAGTAGCTAGAAATATTCCAGAAGATAGAAGACAAGAAAAAGTTAGGACAGAAAGATCACATAAAAAAAGTGTTAAACCTGTAATTGTAGATCCTCCAACACCTTATGAGTTAAAAGAAAAACCACCGTTGAGTAGAGTTAATAATGATTATAACACTAAAAACAACTTTAAGAAAGGAGGTAAGTATGTAAAAGTTTATGCTCAAGGAAGTAAGAGTGTATCTTTAGCTTTTAGTAGAGGAGAGAAAGATCCTAAAGGTGGACTTACTCAAAAGGGTGTGGACAAGTATAATAGAGCTACTGGTGGCAATCTTAAAATGGCTGTTACTACACCTCCATCTAAACTTAAAGCCGGTAGTAAAGCAGCTAATAGAAGAAAATCTTTTTGTGCTAGAATGTCAGGAGTTAAAGGGCCTATGACAAAACCTAATGGTGAACCTTCAAGAAAAGCTCTTGCACTTAGAAAATGGAACTGTTAAAATAAAAATATTATGAAATTTAAAAAAGGAAATTCTGGAATATACATTAAGCCAGAGAACAGAGGTAAATTTACAGCTACTAAGAAAGCTACAGGTAAAACTACTGAGGAACTAACTCACAGTAAGAATCCTGTTACTAAGAAAAGAGCTATTTTTGCACAGAATGCTGCTAAATGGAAACATGCAGATGGTTCTAAGAGTGTTAAATCTTTTCCTGATTTAAATAAGGATGGTAAGATTAGTAGAGCTGATGTACTTACAGGTATAGGTGTACTTCCTGAAAAAAAAATGTGTGGTTCTAAGAGTATGAAGTATGCTGATGGGACTAAAAAAATAAAGTTTAAAAAAACTATGATGAAGAGAGCTGATGGCAGTTATTCTCAAAGAGGTTTATGGGATAATATCCGTGCTAATAAGGGTTCTGGTAAGAAACCTACAGCTGAGATGCTTAAACAGGAAAAAAAGATTAAAGCCGGTAAATAATGAAGTTTTCTTCTAAAAATATAAAATTTAAAAAGAAAGATACTTCTTCCATAAAATCCTATGATATGGGAAAGTATATACTTATCTTAGGTAATAATGCTACAGATATTTTTACATTTTATAATGTAGAAGAGATGCATGGTTTAAATAAAAAAGATGCTCAAGCAGAAGAAGTAGATAAAACTAAAGGTAATGGAGTTTATATTTATGGATTGACTAACTATAATCCTGCAGATAAGAAGTTAACAGCTAAAAATCCATATAAACCATTTTTGTTTTTAAATATGGGTGCTTTCAAGAAGTACAGCCCTGCAAAAAAAATTACTGCAATTATGCATGAGACTGTACATATGAGCATCTTACTTAATAACTGGAAAATAACTGATAAAGAAGAAGAAGCAATTACTTATGCTGAAGAACAAGCTAATAAAATTTGGAATAAAGTAGGTAATAAATTATAAAATAATGTATAGATATCTATCAGGAGCTAAAAGCGTAAAACAATATAGAGGAGATGAGAACCTCCCAGAAGCTAAAAAAGGTATGAAAAACTGTGGATGCAAACACCCTAAAAGTAAATATAAGTATGGTACTGGAGCAATAATGATTCCAGAAAACTCTGCTATTGTTACTGCTAAAAATGGTATGAATGAGGCTGCTGTAGATGCTCACCTTAGAGGTGATAATGAGGAAGTAGAAAGAATTATCAATAAGATGCCTTCTGATAATAAATATGGTAAGAAAACATATAAAAAACTTGGTGGAGTAGATGCTTTAGGTCTTCTTAAAAATGTTACTGCCCCTTCACAAGCAACTGTAAATAGTGCACAATATCCTTGGTTTAAAGCATTTACTTCTTCTAATACAGAAGCTGGTAGAACATCAACTACAGGACAAAATACTCTCTTAGATCCTAGTGATATTAACAATCAATATAATAATATTGGAGCTTTAGAAAAGAAAGCTGGTAGAAAGTTTTCTAGCATGGAAGATCTTCAAGGTTATATTTATGATAACATGAGTGATGAACAAAGAAATGCTATGTGGGAAAAATTTGGACCTACTCTTAAAAGTAGTGAAATGACTAGGGAAAACTTTGTAGACAAACTTGGTGGTGCAAGAACTGCTTATGGTTTAGCTCAAAGTGCTAAAGTTATTCCACAACTTCCTGGTCCTAATACTGGAGAAGTTATAGAAGAAAAACCTAAAGAAGAAGATAATAATAAATTTGGTTCAAGAAAAGGACTTAATATTGGACCAGCAGCTGAGTTAGCATATAGACTAAAACAAGGTCTTGAGAAACCAGAAGAAACTCCTAGAAATTTCTTAAAACTTAATAGGTATAAATATGTTTCTAATTTACCACAAACTACTAGAGATATTGAACTTGCTGATAAATCTTTTAGAGAAACTGCAAGAGATACTGTAGGAGGAGATGCTGGTAGATATTTAGCTATGGCTGCACAATCTTCTGCTAGTAGACAAGATCAAATTTCTAGAGCAAGGCAAATGGATACACAAGCTGCTACAGAAAATCGTAATAAAAATACAGATTTAAGTAATTTAGAACTTCAAACTAATAGATCTCTTAAAGATCAATATAATGCTCTTGATGCTCAAACAAGAGCTAATGTTTCTGAGAATAATCTTTTTGCCTCTCAAAAACTAGATAGCATGCTTGAGAATTCACAACTAATGCGCAATCAAAAGTTTATGGATCAACAGAGATTAGCAATGTTGAAAAGTGCAGCTGATAGTGGTAATTATAATATTACTACTAACTCTGATGGCACTATGTCTTACACTGCTAAAAAAAGAGCAGGTGCTAAAAAATTAAAGACGTATAAAAGAAGATAGTTATGGCAATTAATGCATATACCAAATCTATCCCTATAAGGGAAAGTCAAAATACTTATGTACCTCTTCCTTTTGAAGAGATGTACAAAACTTTGCAGTATAAGCAAGAATTGTATGATAAAGCTGATGCTTATGAAAGAGAACAGAAAAAACAAATTTCTAGTTTATCTTCTCCAATAGCTGCGCATAATGAGTATCTTACTCAATATAAAAATAAATTTCTACAAGATGCTATGACATTACATAGCAGTATTCCTGATAAAGGTTCTGCTGTATATCGTAGAAAATTACAAGATTTAGTAGATGGTTATGCATCTGATCCCAATAGACTTTTAATTGATGAGTCTAATGCTGCTTGGGCAGAAAGAACTAAGATTGTAACTAAACAAATGTCAGAAGGCAAATATTCTAAAGCAGCTGATATGCCTTACCTTGGTTTTACTGGCTCAAATCCTGATGGAAGTTTAAAGAAATTTGTATTTGCTGGTATTAGAGAAAAGAAAGATTGGCAAAAACTTCTTAGAGAAACTATAGATAAGGTTCCTGAACAAAGGTCTTCAAGAGATTATACTGATAAAGAAACTGGAAAAAGAACTAAAGTTGATGTTACTAGTAAAAGTTCTAGTGCTATTGCTAATAGCCTTTCTACTGTTTTAGGAATGGATCCAGAAGCTTTACAGGATATGCAAGTAGAGTTGGGTATTACTGATCCTAAACAATTTAAACAGCATATTTTAGCTCTTGCTCGAGATAATGCTAAGTATGATACTGAAAGAGTAGATGGATGGGAAGGTTCTCTTGTTAAGAGATCTGATGAGAATGCTGAAAAAGCATCTATGGGAGGAAGAGATTCACTTGGAACTTATGGTAATCCTGGCTACAATGCTGATGAGATTAGTAGTTTGATTTCTGAAGATGGTAAAATTACTTCTTCTAGAAGTCTTTTAAGTGCCGGCATCTCAATGCTAAATCCATTTGATAATACTAATCCTGTAGAAGAAATTAGAAAACTCTTAAATGAGAAGTATGGTTTGGATAAAGTATTTCAAAATTAC